TGTTCTCGAAAAGCAGTTGAAGACCTATTTGGAAGCTTTGGAAATCTCTTTAATGAAGAACCCGAAACGATAGAAGGGCAAGGTGCAATTGAAGCAAATCAAGCATTTTTAAAAAAGGAATTTTATAAGCGTTGGGGATATTTTGAGCTATTACATAACGTATGTGAATACCTATTTATAACGATGTTGGAAGGAATGAAAATGTTTGCGGTAGATGTGTTTGTTTATAGCTCATTACTGAAAGACAAAGTAAATATTCTAAAGAAATAAAGTATGGCAAAGAGTCTAAAGCAAGCATCAAAGAAAGCGCAATTTAACAACTTAATAGATAACCTTGTTGCAAATACTGGAACAGATAAAGGTGCATTCTCTTTTAATATGACCATACTGGAGCAGATAGTTGCCGAATTCATAGAGCGAGTAAAAGAGGGTATGAACTCAATTGATAACTTCATACTTACAGGTTCCACGCAGGAGCTTTCTATTAAAGTTAATAGTCTAAATGAAATTGAAATACTCGGAATTTTAGCAACGGTCGTACAAGCAAGGGGAGTTAATGGCGTTGAACAAAATAACGGTTCGGTTCATAGTTATAAGGAGTTTAAGCCGCCTGTTAGTGTATTTATTGATTGGGTGAAAAATAGACAATTGATAACAGCAAACAATTCAAAATTCTTCAAAGACCCAGCATTTGATGATATGACCACGGACGAGAAGATAACACAATTAGCGTATGCGATAAGAGCAACAATTTATAAGAAGGGATTTCAAAGTAGGGGTAATTATTGGGATTCAAATGTTGATTGGCTAAAGCAAGAATTGAATACACGCATTCAACAGAATTTAGGAGACCAAATAAAATTCCGAATCTTCGACAAGTACGGAAATAACGTACATAAAAAACAATAACGAATGGCAATAACAATAACAAAGAAACCACATACAATTTCCCCTAATGGGAATCTAAACACATGGATGTTCACAAGCGATAACAACAATCTAATCTATTGTGTGCTAACGATGACTAAGGCGCAAAGCACCGATATAATAGCGAAGAAAAAAGTGTTTCAAAAACCCCTTACTAATGTGCTATCGGTCGATGTCTCTAATGTATTAAAAAACTTAGCGGAATCGATATTGAATAACAGTAATGAGGTGATTACCTTAAGTTATCTACCCGAATACAATGTAAGTATACAGGAATATATACTTGACCCTGCAACAGGTAACATAACAGCAGGAGATGTAACGAATGAATACAGTAATTACTTTTTTGAAAGTGAAGAAAATGTAATTGATTTTTTTGGATATGATAGTAATAAATACAACATCCAACCGTACAAAGGTCCAAGCAATACAGACCCCAAAGCAAAATTCTTGACCAACCAACAACAGGTAAAGAATATAACTACACAGCAAAAGGAGTTTTTAAAAATATTTGATTTAAATAGGCATGGGCAGAAGCTTAAAGTAAGTCTTTACGATAGCGATAACGATTTGTTATTGGACGTGTCAATACCAATTCAAAGACAAGCATCTGAAAATGTAATCAATCTCAATGTATCGCCTTTGGTAATTCTCAACCATCCATTAATCAAAGACAATGATGAGGTAAATATAACACACACTTATAAAGTTGTAATATTGGATGCTTCTACCAATGAAATCAGCGAGAGCCGTATATACACAATGACAGAATCTTGTCAATTGAGGGAAAGAAATATTGTATATAAAAATGTGCTTGGTGGATGGGATTCGATTATTGTCAACAACAGTATTGAGACATTGACCACAGCAAAGACTTATATTAATCGACCAATCAGCAGGAATAACACGTATTCACAAGACGGTAAATTCTTTGGTAATAAAGATGTAATCAATACAAATAACACATACAGCTATACAGCATCAAGTGGCTATTTAGATGATTATGAAAGCAATCTAGCTAAAGAGATTATAACAGCAAATAAGGTGTATGTGGGTGTTGATGATTTTATGGTAGAAATAACCGTTGATAATAAAACATATAAGGTACTGCAACAGCATGTGAACGGATTTAAACGGAATCGGTTAGACCTACAGTATTCTGCACCCTTCTCAATCCAAAAACTAGAAACGGTTATCAATGCAAATGATATTGACCTAAATAATAACCCTGATTCAGCATTGTATTTAGCAGTTAATTCAGGTGATTTTGTTATCGATAATTGGCTTAATAGCGTAACATTAAAATACTAATTCTTTTTTTACATACAACTTTTAGCCCCTTAATTGGGGCTTTTTTGTGAATTAAAAAATAAAGAAGATTTTAAGCCATATAAGCCCCTGTAATACATTATAAGTGGTTTTGAACTATTGATATTAATGCTAAAAGTTATTGCATCCTATGGCATCTAATGAAGTCAAATATTCATTCTATAATCGATTATTTGTAGATTAAAAAATAATACCCCATCTATCTATATATTCCCATTACAGATATAGACAAAGCCAATATTTATCTGAAAGAAGTTAAAAAAAATGGCGAATAAAAAACAGTTTCCTAAAGATTTCACGAAAAAAACACAAGTAAATGCAAACGATAAAATATTGGGTGCTGATGCTGTTAGTGGTGACCCTTATTTCATTGAGGTCGGAGAGATAACAAAGAACAAAGTCGATAAAGAAAATAACAAAAGCTTAGTACTGGATAGCGAAATAACCAAGCTCCAAGGCTTACCAACAAAAACACAATTGGATGCAACTATTGCATTGGGATTAGCTAATAAAGTTGATAAGGTCGCAGGGAAAGGACTTTCAAGCAACGATTATACAACAACTGAAAAAGATAAAGTTTCTAAAATCAAAGTTGAAGCTACAGGTGACGGAAATAAATTCCTCAATGAAAAAGGGGAATATAAAGAAGTTATTGTACCATTGGCACCTGTACAAAGTATCAGTGTTAACGGTGATGATGTTGCACCTGATAATGATGGAAATGTAGCAATTACAATCCCATCTGCACCAATTCAAAGTATTGATGTCAACGGTGAAAATGTTGCACCTGATGCAAACGGTAAAGTATCGATACAAATTCCTGATGCACCAGTACAAAGCATTTCATTAAATAATTCATCTGTAGAGCCTGATGTTAACGGTAACGTTAATATTCAAGTAGTGCAAAATGTAGAACAAACAATCAATCCTGCAAGTACAGACCCTGTTAGCTCTAGTGCTGTTGCAAGTGCTTTTAACGAATTAGATAGTAAATACGGTACTCAATTATCATTGTCAACCATTGGTGATGGGGATGATAAAGTATATTCAATTTCATTATTAAATGAGAATGGTGATATATTGTCGACAACCGAGGAATTTAGCGGTGGCGGTGGTAGTGGTGAAGTAACCACAACTAAAATCGTGTTGACAAAATTGTCGCAAAACTCCACTATCAAAAAAGGTGATGAAGTTATTCTACAGTATCAATATGACCATCTAGACACAACTACCAACGAAAGTACGGGTAACCCTGCAACAATCGTTGCGACAGTTACAGCAGGGGCAAATAGTGTGACAAGGGAATCAGTAGTAAATGCAGGTACAATAAACAATATTGACTGTACAGAATTATTGCAATTGGGTAACAACTTAATTCGTATTCGTGCAGAAGTAAACACGGGTGATAGAGTGCAGGTAGCTACAATTACATACACAATATTAGTGGTTAACTTGGTGTTGAATTCCTCATTAGATTATGCACAGACTTTTGATAAAGGTACACCTATTTATGTTCCATTTTCATTGCAAGGAGCAGGAAATAAGACATTAAAAACTTATGTCAACAGCTCATTATACGAAACAAGAACAATAACACAGAGTACTGCAACAGGTACGGTGCAAATTCCTACTACATCATATAGCCACGGCAATATATCAGTTCAAATTGTTGCGGAATTGGACGTTGTAAGCTCTACTATTTTATCAAATTCGATTTATTATGATTTGATTATTCGTGAAGCGAACAACAATACACCTGTCATTGCTTCAAAATATACCTATGTTGATGGTAGAATCATCGAAGCAGGTCAAAAACCTGTTATTGTTGCGAAACAATTTGAGGAATTTACTATTAATTATGCTGTATTTGACCCTTTAAAGCCTACAAAATTAGTCAATGTATATATTGATAGCAATGTAATTGCAAGTGCTAACGTTGGATTCAGTCAACAAAAGACAGTATATAAGACATTAACAAGTGGGGAGTTTTCAGGCCGTATCGTTACAGGCTCGAAAACATATAATTTCGACATTGATATTCAATCATCCAATGTTAATCTTCAAGAGCCAACCGACAATTTAGCGTTCAAATTTACTGCAAGCGGTAAATCAAATAACGATGTAAATAAAGGAGTCTGGAATAGTACAGTCAATAACGTTACAGCGACATTAACCAACGTAAAATTTGGTGGTGACGGGTGGATGAACAACGCTTTGCGCTTATCGGATGATGGTAGAGCCACAGTTAATTACAATGTGTTATCAGCGAGCAATTCAATCGTTAATAACTCCTTTACTTATCAAGTGAAATTCAAAGTATCAGAAGTAACCAATGATGATGCACAAGTAATTAAATGTGTTGACAGTGAAGGTACAGGTTTTGTGATAACCACGAATGAAGCTAAAATGGTAACCAAAGGTAAAGCAACGGTATCGATGAAGTTAGCTAGCGGTGAAGTATATAATGTGGCTTTTGTATCTTATCCATTAAGTAATAATGATTCATCCGACCATGAAAAGCTAAATGATTCAATGTTGTACTTATACATTAATGGTATATTATCAGGAGCAGTACAAAAAGCAAATACAGATTCAATATACCAAGCTACACCAACAACATTAATTTTTGGTGCCAATGGTGCATCATTGGATATATACAACACTAGATTGTATAACCGTTATTTGAATGATAGCGAGGTTTTGGATTTATCAATTGTTGATTTAGATAGTGTAACAGAAATTGTTGACAAATACAATGCGAATGCGATAATTGACAACAATGGAGATATTACAGTTGATTCAATCGCCAAAGATATGAGATATGTCATTATCACAGGGGTTGAAGCTAACGGAGTTCCAACAGTGTTGCAAGCAGCGGTCAATAATAACAAAAAAACCAAGTACAATGTTACCGAGATTTTACATATAAAGAAGTCTGAACCACAATTAAATTTCAAATTGATAGGTGGCTCTATCCAACTACAAGGTACCAGCTCGCTTGCATACCCAATTAAGAATTACAAAATCACACTAAAGAATTCACAAAAAGTTGATGGTGAATTTTACTTAGGTTGCGATGCTCAAGGAAACGGAGGGGTATTACAGGATAAAGCATTATTCTCATTTAAAGTTAAATCTGATTCAGGTAAAGTGCCTGCTCCAGTTAATTTGTGGTGTTTAAAAGCTGATTTTGCAGAATCTTCAAGCTCGCACAATACAGGTATGGCAAGACTTGTACATAACACTTTGACCTCTATCGGGGAAAAGACACCACCACAAAAAGCAGTGCCAAATGATTATAAATACGATGTACGTACCACAGTTGACGGTGAGCCATGTTATTTATTCTATAGAGCGACTGTTAATGACGTCCCTAAATTTTTGGGTAAATACAACATGAATAACGATAAGGGTACAGAAGATGTTTTTGGTTTCCTTAACATTCCTAATTACCACGTTGAAGCTGATGGTGTAACGCCTACAAATTGGATACAGACAAAATTTGGCGGTAAAAACCCTACAGAATGTTGGGAATTCCTAAATAATGATTATCCAATGGGAAGCTATTTGGATGACGATTTCAATGCAATGGTTGATGTTGATGGTAAGCAAATACCGAATTGGACACGTGTTTTTGAAGCTCGTTTCCCTGACAACCAAGATACCTACGCTGATGGTACAAAGAAGCCTTATTATTTAGAACGCTTTGTAAAATGGGTTAAATCGACTCAAACCAATACAAGTAAATTCAAAGCTGAATTAAAAGACTATGCTGATGTAAGTTATTTATGTGACTATTATGTATTCACTGATTTGATGGGAGCAGTTGACCAAAGAGTAAAGAACCAAATGCTTGCTTTTTGGTACGACACAGCAAAGGATAAAATGTTAGGTTATTTTATTTTCTATGATAATGATACCATACTTGGTGTGCGTAATGACGGCCGTTTAAAATATGGATTCGATATTGATGAAGATTCGACCGACCCTGAATTATCAATTGGTGGTAATACTGTATATGCCTTTGCAGGTCACAATTCTGTATTGTGGAAGAATCTTAGAACGGAATTTCAAACAGAGCTTCAAGAAGCATATCAACGTATCAGAACCAAGATGACTAATGACTATATTTTCAATATGTTTGATAAAGAACAGTCTGATAAATATGTTGAACGTGTCTACAATATCGATGCGCAATACAAGTATGTGAAACCAAAAACATTGGGTGTTGACGTTAATGTCGGTGGTGTTGTAACTAATTTGAAATATTCTTATTTGGAAGCATCCCAAGGTAGCCGTAAATCGCACCGTCATTGGTGGTTGACTAATCGTCTAAATCTTTTCGATGCTAAATACAGTACAGGACAATTTACCCTGACCGATATTGCTTGGAAAGGCTACAGTAACGCAGGTGCAACAATCAAAGCAACAGCAAACAGGGATTTCTATTTCCAAGTACGTAGGGAATCAACAATTATGACACATACCAAAGTGCTGAAAAATGTTGAATGGGCGTACAGTTATCCGCAGACAGCTAACATAGGTACTATTTTCCACCTGTATGGCGGCGTATTTATGTCAAAGCTTAATATGTCAGAATGGGGTGGCTTTACAGATTTGAATTTACCTAATTTGCCTGTATTGGAGTCACTTATATTAGGTGGTGCTAGTGGTAAAACGTATTCATTAACTGAATTGGTAATTGCGGATAAGATGCCAATGCTTAAATTCCTTGACATGCGTAATTATTCCTTGATACCTTCAATTGATTTATCAGCTTGTAATAGGCTTGAAGAGTTGAATGCACTTGGATGTAATACATTGACATCAATAGCTTTACCTAACGGTTCACCAATAGCTAAGTTAACATTGCCAAAGAATTTGAAGACTTTGAAATTGACAAATTTCAACAAGATTTCAAATTCAAATATTGCGTTTCCTGATGGGGTGAATGTTGAGACTTTGATATATGATAATTGCCCATTAATCAACTGGGAAACATTGTATAACACGATGTCAACAACGGTTAAAAATCTTCGTGCAACAGGCATTAAAAAAACAGGTACAGCGGATTGGTTATTGCAATTTATGAATGTGGGTGGGGTAACTGAAAATGGAACATTAACAACTACATGTAGCTTAGTTGGTACTTATCAGTTGACAAAATTCGTAAGCGATTCGCTATATAACCAATTGGTTGAACATTTTCCTGAGTTGTCAATATCTCAACCGAATATGTCAGTTGTGAAATTCAATACCAACGTTGCTGACCCAAAAAATATCACCAATATTGATAATAATACAGGTTACAGTACAGGGACAGAATACATTGCCAATGGTCACGTCACCAAGATTTTAGATAAGCGTTTCAGATGCTTAGGTAAACAGACATCATTAGGTAATATGCTAATTACTCCACTAGATAACAATGATTCCAGACTCTTTAAAAACAAGCAGGATGCAACAGCTTATCAGACAGGGGCGCATGGTGACGTGTATGTATATGAACCACATTATTGGTATAAGGGCGTGAACGATTATAAAAACAATGCAAATTACGCTTGTTATTCTTCAAATGCTGAAAAGCCAAAAAAATACGATGGAAAGACGTTGATATTACTAAAAGAAACATTTACAACTGTTGCAGGTAGGGAAAATGCACCAATTGCTGTATCATACAGAGAAAATACTAGGCTTTATAATACTACTCAATACAGTACATTAAATGACTTTTTAAATCCTCAAAGCGGTTATTTTGTGTATGGGATGAATGTTGAAGGTTACAAACAAATTCGTTTTCCTGCTATAACAAGCGATACAATTATCAGTGCAATTGTTGCAACAGGAGCAGAGTTAACCAGTCAAGTCTTAGGTACAGGGTTAAAAATAAGTGGATTAAATGTGATGTTCACAAACGGTATGTATTATGTCATGGATATTCCAACGAATGCGAAATGGGTATTTATTACATTTACAACGACAGACACATTTGACAAAGTTGTGTTAACTGATTCTACAAGTATTTACGATGTTGAACCCGATTGGATAGAGCATAAAGAAGCATTAGTCAGTGCTTTTGATGTTAGTTATTTTATTGATGCACAGGGTGAAACTATATTAAAATCATTCCCTTCAATGAAGCAAGTTGTTAGTAATTTGACTTTTGAAACATATACTAATTATGTTGGGGATTTAGGTAGAAAATTACAATTACCTGATTACGAAGAGATGAAAAACATAACCAATTTGTTTTACGCAAAATATGGAAATCGTAATAGTCAATTGCAATGCGGATATGGTCAAAACTCCTTTACACGTAGCGGTACAGGTTCAACGATTCGATTCGGAATGAATGATTCAGCGGTTAATACAGCAAGCGGTAACTTAGAGTATTGCGTTTTTTCAGTAAAAAATAGTGATGGTACAACATCTAAGATTGTGAATAATGAAATTAATTGTATGGGTTATGAAGACCTTTATGGTGGAGTGAATGAATGGATTTCAGGCATAATCACGGCAGGTAACTATACTGTTGCAGTTGAAAATAGCGATAAAGTAACACGCTACTTGCAAGGCTACAGGGCGCAAAATGGTAACTATATGCAAGGTGTACACTTTGGCAAGTATATGGATATTTACCCATGTGGAAGTACAACAGGAGCAACCGACAGTACTCATTATTGTGATACAATTAATGTCGGTACAGGTAACACAGTAGGTAGTGTATTCAACCGTGGTGGACAAAGTGGGCAGAGTAGAGTGGATGCAGGTATCACAGCACTTGTTGGTATATACAACTCAACACAGAATATCAGCACTGTTACTACAAGATTAATGTTCAAAGGCGGTAATATCGTCATAACAGAGAATGTAACAACATTCATAAATGCAAATGAAATAGCTTAATATGAGAAAAATACAAGGAACAGAATATACGCCATTATTCGAACAAGTGAACCCTTACAGCCAACAATGGAAAGTAAGGGTAAAACTTGACCCAAATGAAGATGGTACAATTGAATATATGGAAGAGGATTTTGACCATATTCCAACTGAAAATGAAATAAAAGAATACGTTATTGCGCATTATAATGCGATGTGCAATGATGTGATTCAATCAGGACTCAAATTTAATGATGAAACCGTATGGTTATCGCTTGAAAATCAGCAGAATTATAAAATGATATATGATTATGCGATGTTGAATGATGATATTTTCCCTATTAGAATCAAATTAGGTGAGGTATTGAACCCTGTTTATCATGAATTTCAAAACTTAGATGAGATAAAAGGATTTTATAATTCAATAATCAAGCACATAAATGATACATTATGTGAGTACTGGACAAAAAAAGACAATATTGATTGGTCTAATTATGAAATATAATTTGTAAATTCATACTCTTTCATAAAAATAAAGTTTTAGCCCTTCGTATATTTCGGGATGCGAGGGGTTTTTTATTATTTATTTTTTTGTATATTTAATATATAAAAAGGGAATTTAATGTTTCTCATAATTTAGTTTATTAATGGATGCCCCTTACATGTGGATGTGTAAGGGGTTTTTTGTTTGAATAATTACCTGTATATTCAATATACTTTTCAAAAATAAAGGTTAATAATAACGTTCATAGACTCCCAATCTATAGAGCGTTTTTTTAGGCACTTCCATTAAGCCAATATTTATCAATAAAAAATGGCTAAAAAGTACAATCTATATATAATGTCGGACGACAATGCCGAAATCTTTGAACTTGATATTGATACGTTCAACACTTCAACAATATTCTCCATTGAAAACCTTCAAGATATTACAAAACGAAATGATACGATAACGTATGATATTAAGTTATTGCGGACGAAATCAAACAATATTGCATTGGGAAATCTATTTGATATTTCGACATTTTCGTCACCTCAATACACACAACAATTAGGGCATAACTTTACCCCTAATCAATTTGTCAATTGCCAATTGTTCGAAGATAATACCCAATTATTAAAGGGTAAAATGCAAATAGTAGACTTCAATAAGACCGAATACAATGCAGTTATTACAGGCGAGGTTGTTAGCTTCATGGGTAACATTAAAGACCGCTTTTTACATGAGCTTGATAGCTTATCCCAAACCACGCTTTATAACTACACTTATATAAGTCCGACTTGGACGAGTACAACATCACCGTATATTTTCCCGATGTTGGACTTTGGTATTGACTATCGTACAGGCAATTTTGACCCATACGATAACAATTTTGAGTTCAATAACTTTCGACCAGCATTTTATTTGAAAAGCTATTTGAATGCTATTTTTAAAGGGTTCAGGTTCGACCAGAGTAAAAAGATTTACACACAAAAAAAGGAAGATAATACAATATTAAATAACAATGCTGTCGATACTTCAAAGATTGATGGCATTATTAATAACGTATTTATTCCCAATAATTTTGAAAACTTTACTCGTAATCAACAAGGCATAATTACAAAAATACTTATGTCAACACCTGCACAGTCAGGTAATAATGGAACCTTGCAAACAATCAATGGTGTTGCAAGTGCTTTCAATTCATCTGTTGATGATTTTTGGACGGTTGGGACAAAGACAAATTTCAAATTATGGGAATCTAGCGGAGGGGGTGGAGTGACACAATTGTCAATGCCAACATTGCGACCAAGAGATAAATACATCAATTGTACACTCTATTTGCGTTTTCGTTTATTGATGCCGAAAGGCACTGTAGGCACTTGGATGGTAGGACTTGCTGATGTGGCAGGGGCAAACAAGCTAGAACAAGGGCAATTAAAGCATTATACAAAGGTGCAAAAAACGGATATTAACGTAAGTAAGGAATTCAATATGGAATTTGATTTGCAAGTGTCCGAATTAAAAGGGGAATTTGCGTTTGTGTTTTTTCGTGAGGACCAAAGTGCAAAGGATTCAAAAAATGAAACAGGAATTGAATTTGATAATATTACAATACAAGTCGGTAAGCAGAATACAACAACGGAAATAAGTGTTAATTATAATGATACTATTGATGTCTTTAATTACATTCCAAAGGATATAAAGATTGTGGATTTTTTGAAGTCCATAATGCAAATGTTCAATCTCTATTTATACCAAGATAAGGACATTCCCAATAGATTTGTTTTTGAAACTTATAATGATTTTTATAAAAATATCATAACATTAAATCCCTCAAATTCTGTTGATTGGAGTGATAAAATTGAGTGGAACAAAGCTAAATTCTCAACAAATATTAACCTTCCAAAAAGTTACTCATTCAAATTTGTAGAAGATTCAGATATGATGAATGATTACTATTCGAGTACATACAAATCGAATTACGGTGATTATATGGTGTTGAATGAAAATGGTACGGAGGATGATAATGCAGTAGAATTGATATTTGCACCAACACAAAATTTAAGTCATTCTAAAGACCTTAAAAACTTACCTATTATATACGAAAGTGATTCTTTAATGGGAGAGAAAAAGCCTTTTAAAAGTGAATTAAGGATATTGTACAATAACGGACTAAAGAGCCTATCAACATCGTATGAGATAAAAAACGGTGATACGCTAATAGGTTATAGACCCTCATATAACTATTGTAGTATGTTGTCATTTAATACATTGGATGCTTTTGAGGGGATGTTACTTTTTGATGTACCTTTCAATTTAATGACCTATGATTATACCAATATAAACAAATCCAAATCCCTTTTCAATCTATATTATACAAATAGAATAAAGGAGTTGACAGATAATAATTTGACCATTTTGGAAGTTGAAATTTTTCTAACGAAAGAAGATATTGAACAACTAGATTTTACAAAGCCTATATATATTGAAAATGAAGATGGTAACGCCTACTTCAAGTTGTTAGAAGTGAACTACAATAACAATACTTTGATGTCAAAGTGCAAATTGCAAAAAATAACAGTATAATTATATTTGTTCAAACAAGAGGGCTATCCAATAGGGTAGCCTTTTTTGTTTTCCACCCTTTGCCACCAAGCCAATATTTATCAATAAAAAATATATGGCTATAAAAGGAAATAATGGCAATAAAGAAGAGATATTACTAGGCGTACAAATTGATGTAGCAGAAGCGGAAAAGAAAGTTCAGGAATTAGAGAAAAAATTAGATGCTCTAGAAGAAGTCAAATTAAAAGTTTCGGGCGATGCACTTGCACAGGTCAACATGGAAATTGAGCAAACGACCAAAGCAATAAAAGACCTTAATGAAACAATAATTAACCCATCTTCCAATATTAATGAAATACAAAATGTTGGTAAGGTCGTTGAAGATTTGAACGAAACAATTGACGATGTAAATAAAAATAAGGTAAAGCCAAAATCTGATAATAAGGAAATTAAAAATACAATCCTCTCATTGGACGAAATGGATGACTTATTGAAAAAAATTCGAGATGAGCAAAGAACGACAAAAGACCCGCTTAAATTACAACAATTATCAAATGAAGCAGGCGAATTAGAGCTAAAAATTCGAGATTTAAACGAGCCTTTTCGGGACGTAAATAGGGAGATTGGTGAATTAGAGGACCGCCTTTATGCCATGGCAACGGCAGGGGAGCAAGGTAGTAAAGAATTTAACGAAATATTATCCAAAGTTGCACAGTTAAAAGAAAATGTCAAAAATGTTGATTTAGCCGTCGATTCACTCAGTGTTGACAGATTTGGGCAATTCGTTCAAGCAGGGGAAAACCTAACAGGGGTACTAGGCGGGGTAACAGGTGCATTACAGCTGATGGGAATTGAGTCAAAAACAGCAGAAGAAAATATTGCAAAGTTGATGCAATTACAATCCATCATGCAGGGGTTACAAAGCTTAAATCAATTCCGTAAACAATGGACGGCTTTAATGTCTTCAATGAAAGCAGGTAAAGTTGCGACCGAAACAATCAACACAATTTCAACAGCAACAGGTGAAGCAAGTACAGCAACGGAAGGTTTAGCGACAGCAACAAAAGGTGCTACTGGAGCAACTAATGGCTTTGGGATGGCCTTCAAGGCCGTGGGGATAGGAATTTTAATTGCGGGCTTGGCTCTTTTAATATCAAATCTCGACAAGGTAAAAGAGGTCATTTTTAACTTGATTCCTGGGCTTAAAGATGTAGCCGTGTTTATAGGTAATATTATCCAAAAAGTTACTGATTTTATCGGACTGACAAGTGAAGCCCAACGTAATTTAGAAAAGCTGAAAAAGCTAAATGAAGGTATTGTAACGGGTATTGATAGCCAAATCGAAATGCTATCAACAATGGATGATAAGGAAAAAGAAGTCTATGAATTATCGTTAAAACGTAACTCCTTAAAAAGACAAAGTTTAATAGAAACTGCAAAAGTCAATAAAAAGCTAAATGAAGAAGAGCAAAAGCAATTAATTGAACTCAACACCGAGCGCAATGTATTGATATTAAGCGAGCGTAAAAGATTAAATGACTTAGCTAAAGAAAGAGCCGAAAAGAATAAGCAAACTTATGATACCTTATTATCTCAACTAAAGGGCTATTTAAAAGAAGCTGAAAAAATAACTTATGCATCAAATCATAATTCAAGACAAACCGATTTAAAAAATCTTGCAGACAAGTACAAAGAACAAATTGCTGTAGCAAGGAAATTAAATCAGGACATAAGTAAATTAGAACAAGCTGAAAAAATTGAAAGGAATATCATTAATAAGAAATATGATGATGAATATTTTAACTATATAAAGAGCAACAGCCGTCAATTTTTGGATGACTTTTCAAAAGAATACTTAGAAACAATCGAATCTTATACCAAGCAAAAAGAAAATGCTACAGCAGAGCAAAGGGTTGATTTAGATGCTAGATTGAATAATCAATTAACTTATTTATCACAGCTAAAGCAATTGTCAATTGCTCAAAAGGAAGCCGAAAAGGATTTGTCTAATGAACTAGACAAAAATGAAATAGACGAAGATGATAGCTTTAAAATACAAAAACAAAAGTTAGATGCTCAATTGCAAGCAAAAAAGGAGTATGAAGATACATTGCTATTAATCACAACGGAGTCTAAAAACCTTGAAAATAGCGAGATTCAAAGATTGTATGTGGAGGGGCAAGCTAGATTAAAGGAGTTAATGGCTGACCCTGCAACTAATGCGAATGAAATCACAAATGTGCAGGCTGAATTAAATGCTAAGCTAAGTGCAATAGAAGCTAACAATAAGGAAATTGAAGATGCGACAGAAAAACATAATAACAATATCCAAAAAGCTGAAAAAGCAAATAATAAAGCAAAGAAAAAGTTATTGGAAGAACAGGCAAAAGCGAAGCTAGATAACTTGTCAGTTATCGCAGGTGCAACCGACCAAGCACAACAATTATTAGGCGAGTCAACCGTAGCAGGTAAGGTTGCAGGTATAGCGACAGCAACAATTGACACGTACGTTGCAGGTACAAAAGCTTTTAAAGAAACACCTTATCCTTACAACTTCGTAGCTTTAGCAACCACAATTGCAAGTGGTTTAGCGACCGTTAAAAAGATAATGAGTGTAAAAGTAGATGGTGATACCTCAGGTGGAGCAGGAGCAGATGCCCCAACATTTAGCGCACCGGTGATTAATTCAACAGTCCTAAAAACCGCTGAAAACGGCACCGATAAACTAAGCGATGTAATCACGCAAAGCAACGAAAACCAAGTTGTTAAAGCTTATATTACCAATAGTGACTTAGAAACCAACGAACAGAAAAACCAATTTATAAAACGAACTTCAAGCTATTAGTTTTTTACCCCTTCTTAGTAAGGGTTTTTTTATTCGCCATCCAATATTTATTGGAAAAAAATATGGATAGAAAACTATATGAGCTAAAAATCAACCCAGCAATTGGAATGGACGTAAATGTGATTTCAATCGTTGATTCACCTGCTGTTGAAAGTTCTTTTTTAGCGTTTTCCAAGCAAGAAAAGAAAGAAACTTTTGCCGTTGCAAATGAGGATAGGATGGAATTAATCGGTGTTGCAATGATACCTGACAAGATTATCCCACGATATGATGAAGTTAGCAGAGAACATTATGATGTGTTTTTCTCTAAGGACACAATTCGCACAATAGCACAAAACTATTTTTATAGTGGATACCAACATTCAATCAATCTTCAACATTCGGACACTTTTGTTAATGCACATGTGTGGCAATCATATGTTGTTGATTCTTTAATGGGTTTAAATGCTCCTAAAGGAATTGATGCACCCGATGGTACTTGGATAGTAGGGGTACAGTTGGATAAATCAGATACAGGTGCCCAAAAATTATGGCAGTTCATCAAATCAGGTAAATTCACAGGATTCTCCGTTGAAGGCTATTTTATCAACCAATTAACGCAAAATTTCAATTCCCAATTGACATTAGAACAAGAAATTGACAAGGCTTTACAAGCTCTTATTAACAAAAAATAACAGGCCAATATTTATTGGAAATAAGAGATAAAAATGACAATAAAATCATTCAAAGAAATTAAAGCAAAATTCGATGATTTAGTATCTAAGTTCTCATTTAAAAGTTCTACAGTAGGTCAAACTGTATACGAATACACGAAAAACGAAGTAGGTGAAGAAGTGTATGTAAGTACATCAACAGGTAGTGAATTAGCACCTAACGGTACAGTTGAATTGCCTAATGGTGATTCCTTCGTAGTTACAGATGGCAAAATATCTGAAGTAATAACAGTAGGGAATGAAGATGCTGAAGAATTAAAAGCTGAAGACGAAGAAGAAAAAGGTGAAGACGAAGAAGAAAAAGGTGATGAAGCAATTGATTTATTAATCGAAGGTGTTGAGGATGAAAAGGATAAGGAAAAAGAAGACTTAGCCGAAGAGCCAACAGAAGACACCAAAGAGGTAGAAGAATTGAAAGCTGAAATTGAAGCCTTAAAAGCAACAATCAAAGAGCTGAAAGGGGAATTTGCCAAACAAATCGATAACAAAATCGAGGAATTTAAAGCAGTTCTAAAAAATACGCCTGCTAGTTTTTCAAAACAAAATACTGTAGCAGAAGCGGAGAAAGAAGACAAATACTTGCAGATGGCAAGAATGAACAAATCAAGTAAATAAAAAAAAATATGAGTTATAACGTAAGTACGTTACCAAAGCACATCTTGGTAAGTGACGAAACAGAGAAATTTTTAACAGAATCCGTTTTAGGGGGTTCAACAATCGACTTTTTGTCGGACAATGGAGCATTCGCAGAGGGGCTAATTGGTGGTTACGAGCCAGTCAATATTATGAAAACTGATGTAATTTGGCAAGACGGTAAAATATGTGAATTACAAGATTTAGGTGAAGTTGCATTGACCCAAACAGACATCTATGTTAAGCCAATTGCTTTTATGCAATCATTCTGTAAGTTGGATTTAAATCCAAAATGGACAGGTGAGGTGATGAAAGCCAAAAAAGCAGGTAAAGTAATGGATGAAATTGCTTTTGCTGATGCTATCATGGCTGGTATCAAAGATTCTAATAAAGAAAAATTAGAAAGAAACGTATGGCAAGGTAAAGTTGTTGCAGGTGATGCAAGTTCTTTCGATGGATTTCTTGAACAATTGAAAACAGGTACCGTTGATTTGTCAACAGCTACAGGTACAAAATTATATGAAAAAATCATTTCAGCATTCTTGTTAATGCCTGTAGCAGTAACCAATAAATCAGATTTCCGTATTTTTATTGGTTCAGATTTATACCGTCAATATGTTGCTGAAATCTCAGCTTTGAATTTGTTTAATCAACTAGACCCATTAGCGGTGTTCGGTACAACTGCATCATTTGTTGTATGTGACGGTTTAGCAGGTTCAAATAAGATTGTTTTTTCACGTGCAAGAAATTTGCAAGGTAAAGGTGATATTACGTCAGAAGGTACTGAAATCGAATCGTTTTATGTTCAAGAAAAAGATAAAATGTATATCCGTGGTCGTTTTGGATTCGGTGTTAAACCTGTATTCGTTCAAGAAATCGGAGTTTTAGACGTAGCATAAGCTACTTAAAAATTGAAATACAAGGGTGGTGCAATAACAACACCATCCTTTTTTATATAAAAATATTAAAAAATATGGCATGTGGTTCAAGTTTAGTTGGATACGTAAAACAATGCGGAGAGTCGCTTATAGGTGGTACCAAAAACATTTATATGATTGCGTATAGCGACTTAAAAAATATCGAAGGCTCAACGTCTGTATATTCCATTACAGCAGGTAAGGTCTCAGAAGTAGGCTTAGAAGCTTCAAAGAAATTCGTGAAAATCGAAGTAGAAAATAAAAATAACAATGTTGTTGATACTATTACGGTAGGCGATAACGGCATCATCTCAGGGAATTTTGCCTTTACAGCTACGATGGTTGGTTACTCAGCAGAAGCAAATCAATTTGTTACTAGCTTGCTTGGTCAACCAGTGGCGATTATTATCGAATTAGCTAATTCAGAGCTAGTTATTGCAGGATTGGACGGTACAATTCAGCTGAAAGAATCAGTTGGTACTATTTCAGCAAGTGATTTAAATAGAACGTTAAATTTTGGTGGAGAAATTTATGCACCAATAGCTTTGTTGGACAAAACAATCTTAGCAACTCTTTTATAATACCCAAATTAGAGAGTTAAAAAATACAAATCCTACCAAGGGGGCTTATTCTAGCCCCTTTTTTTATGAGCCAATATTTATCGAAAAATAGAAGATGATTATTGATAAAAAAATGCCTATAAATTCTTTGTTTTTCAATGTTGCACCATACACAATATTGGGAGAAATCATATTGAAGTTAATCAAAGAATCATCTAACAAAGAATCTTCATTTACCATTATTCCCACCAAGATAACGGAGCGATTTATTGAGGTTAAGAATGATTTTGAAGGTATTGAAGAAGGGAAATATAAGTATCAACTATTCTATAATGATAGTGTAGTTGATAGAGGTTTTGTCCGAGTTATCGGAGAAGACAAAGAAGTTGCCATTGAGCGACCAACAGAAGTAAGAAAAGTGATTGATGGACGAAAAAAATAACCATATAAATTATAAAATAGAAAATTTTTCGAGGTTTATTACACCCCAACCAATAGAACCTAAGCAAACAAATGCAGATAAGCATGTAAATTGGGGAGAGGACAATCTTTACCCTAATTTTTTGATTGATATTGCGGATAAATCGAGTCTGCACGGTTCAATTTTGAACAGTAAAAGCAATTATATCTTTGGTGATGGTCTAATAGATAAGAAATCAGGCGAGTTTTTAAATGAAATCCAAGTTAACGAAGATGATTCGTTAAGCGAATTAATCAAAAAATGTATAAACGACCTAGTTTACTTCAATGCTTTCAGTGTTGAGGTAACATTTAATCAGTTGGGGGAGCCGTATTATTACTATCACGTGCCTTTGCATCATGTTAGGTTGAATAATTCAAAAACCACTTATTTTGTGAACAAAGATTGGAAGAACACGCCACGAACCGTTTTATCTTATCCTAAATATTTCCCAAAAAATAATGATTCAACAGAGCCGAAAATATTCTATTTCAGCTCATACAATGTAAGCGTAAATAATACTTATCCGACACCTGACTATAAGTGTATCGAATCAGCAGTTACGGACATGTTAGTAACGCAATTGTTCAAAAATAACGTTGCAAATGGATTTTCATTAACTAAAGTCGTCAAAACATTCAAAGGTATATTGAATGAAGACGATAAGGCGAGGACAACCAAGAAATTCCGAGATATATTTTCGGGAGCAGAAGGCGAAAATATGTTAGTCGAGTTCAACAACCAACAAGAAAAGGGAATGGACATTGTAACTATTCCTTCGGATGATTACGCATCTAAATTAATCGAGGTAATCAAAAAAACGGAACGTAATATACTTTCAGCTCATCAAGCAACTAGCTCTATTTTATTCGGTGTTGAAAAAGAGGGTTCATTAGGCAATGCAACAGAATTAGAAAACGCTTATCAACTTTTCAAAAACAACTACGTGAAAGATAAGCGTATTGAGATTGTTAACGCTTTTAATAAGCTTTTTCAAGCAGATGACCGATTACCAATAATAGATTTGAAAGATAAAGAAAGACTTTTCAAGCCTGAATTGGACAGTACTACCAAGGAAAAAATCATGTCCGTAAATGAATTACGTAGTGAAGCAGGCTTGGAGCCTTTACCTGATGGTGATAAACTATTGACCACTAATCAATCTTTTGCATCTGATAAAAAAAAAGATGATGATGAAATAGAATCTTATTCAGCAACAATTGAAGATTTTGAAAAAGTAAAGCATTTAGGAACGAACAAAGAGGAGTTTATTATTATTGGTAAAGCTAAATTCAGCGGTTGCGGACACTATCATTTTGCATCTAACTATAATTCAATTGAAGAGTATTTGTTAGATAATAAAATCGAGGGAATGACACTTGATGAAATTGCTATCAAAATCGGTAAGGAACTAAATCAAAATATCACAAAGCAGGAGGTTCAAAATGCTATTGAACTACTGAAAAATGCAGGGCTGATTAATTCAAAAACTAATACAGCAAATAACATCATCCATACTGCACCATCGAGCATTGCGAATGCTAACAAAATTGAGGTATGGTATGATTATGTTAAGAGAGATGAAGCATCGGGCAATACAATTATTCCAACAACAAGACATTTTTGCGAAGCCGTAATAAATTCAAACAAATACTATAGTGCTTCGGACATCCAAAAATTTTCATCTGCATTCGGTTATAATGTAATGGAACATTGCGGTGGTTATTGGAAAAATAAGACGACAGGCGTTGTGAATAAACATTGCCGTCATGAATGGGTACCTGTTAAAGTAATAAAAAACTGATAATCAAATGGATAAAGTAAATTTAATAAGCATACAAAGTATAAAAAACAATAGTGTTTTGCCAAAAAACATTGACGAAAATATTATTCAAATAGCATTAAATGAAGCAACTGACCTAGAATTGGAGCCTTTAATTGGAGCTGAATATATAGCATCAATGAGAAGCAAGATTGCAGAAGAAATGACAACCGAGACAGATAATTTTGTTTTAGATGAAGTTATTGAGCCGTTTTTGATTTATGCTACTATAGCCTATGCAATAGACTATTTGCACTTAAAAATCAATAATAAGGGTATCAACGTTTCAACCGATGCAACGCTGTCAGCTTTACAAATAAAAGACAAAGATTCAGCGGTCCAGACAGTAAAACAAAAAATGGATGGATACAAAACACGACTTATCAAATACTTTGCAACTGACAATGATGAAACAACGAATACGTCAATTGATGCTGATAGCACATTTAATTCGATGAACGTTTACCTCGGTGACAATATTGACTATTCAACGCAATACTATAGAGAAAGAGCAAGCAAAGTTAATTACTATAGGAGGGGTTACTAATGGTTAGAAATCTTAAATATATCCGTAATATTATTGAAGGATATTTTGCCCAACATCCCATGGTCAATGACGTAAAATTTGGTGATACGGACAAGTTATCAACCTATAAAAAACTGAAATATCCATTGGTCAACTTCGAGTATGTCAAATCAAATTTTAATGCAGGTAACGACAATGCAACGATTTGGGAATTTGCAATAATGGATTTATCGGACGAGATTACGGAATTTGACATCATTGATGCGACAAATGAAATTGCGCAGGATTTTTTAAAGTGGTTAGCTGAACACGATGACATAGAAATAAGTGGTAATGTATCGGTTGTGCCATTCTCGGACAATTTCGGAGATATGTGCAGCGGTAATGTATTTACAGTTACTTTTAGCTCATTCAGGAACAATTGTTTGAATATTTTACCAAAAAAAACTAAATAATCCTATCATTTTTATAATACAGCCCCTTATTTAGGGGTTTTTTTGTAGATTAAAAAATAATAAAGATTTTACCTAATATTAGCCCATCTAATCAATTATTACCCATTCTGACATAAACATATTCAGGTCAAAAGTTATTGCTTTATACGTCATCTAATGAAGTGAAATTTTGTTTAAAGAGCCGATTATTTGTGAATTAAAAAATAATGGTCTATCTCTCTATATCTTAGCTATTGTGTTATAGTCAAAATCTATCTAAAGCCAATATTTATCTCAAAAATGGAAGATAAAAGATTACAATGGGCGGACTCCATAAGCCTACAAAGAATAAACCTAATACACCCTATTCTTAGAGATGAATTAAGAAACCAATACCTTGAAATCAATACCAAATTGCCTAAAGGTGTACGATTGAGATTTACACATACACTAAGAACATTCGAAGAGCAAAATGAACTTTATGCACAAGGCCGTACAACCAAAGGTAAGATAGTTACCAATGCCGTTGCTGGCAAGAGTTGGCATAATTACGGACTAAGTTTTGACATCGTTATTCTATATGATAAAGATGGCAATGGCACCTTTGAAACTGCATCATGGGATGAAGACAAGCATTTTATGACCGTTGTCAATTTCTTCAAGTCCAAAGGTTGGTTTTGGGGCGGTGATTTTCGAAGCTTTAAAGATAGCCCTCACTTTGAAAAGACATTTGGGTTGTCGATTAACCAAGCATTAGCGAAATACAATGCAGGTGATACCATCATCGAAAATGGTATTAAATATATTAAGATAGGAGGGCGATAAATGGATATAATTTATAGCTTTTTCACATGGCTTGCTTCCACTTGGTTTGGTAAAGCGGTTTTATTTATTTGGGTGTATTTTGCACCTATTTGGATTAGTTTGCTAGTTATTGGAATCTTTGTTTTAATTGATGTTATAACCGCTTTGATGCGTGCTAAAAAGAACAATATTCCTATTCGTTCAAAAAGGTTACGGGATACTATAGGCAAATCAACCGCTTATATGCTTGCTCTAATGGTTAGCCACATGTTCCAAGTTCATTTTATGCCAATTGTACCAGTGCTACAGGTAGTGGCGGTATTTATTGCAACAGCCGAATTGAAATCTATCATGGAAAATTTAGGCGATGTTACCAATTTGGATTTTTGGACTATCATAAAAGAACGTTTATCAGGTACAAATAAGAACTATTCAAAAGATGATGACAAAATCAAAGAATAGCTTTGTTACAATTCAAACGATTTCAAAAATATTTTCATCTTTTCAAAAAATTATTTACCTCATTACTAGATACTTAAGTTTATACTAATTAGTAAATAATTCTCTATTGTAAATGTCAACTTATACCCCAATCTTTGCTTTATGAAGCTGAAAACAAGGGAATGATTGCAAACGCTAATAGTTAGTATATGCAAACGATATAACATAATAGTACCGTTAAATTTGGGCGGTAAAACATACCAAGAATTGTTTGATGAGTTGGTTTTGATTAACCGTCAAATAATGAGAAAGAATGATTTATTGGATAATATAAATTGGAATTAAAATGACGGAGATTGAATTAATAACCAACCTTGAATATTTGACTGTATCAAGGCTTACAGCAATAAGTAAGTTGTATATCATAGATTGTTCAACGTCGAACGTATCAAAGCTTCATAAAGCTTTAAATAAAGTGATAAATGAAGGGAAGAGGATAGAAGTAAAAACAAATGTTGAGGTTGAGCATGATGAAATAATTGATATGTTCAAAGCTATAGATGAAGCAATCCAAGTGTATAAAATAAAATATGGTAGGTCAACTTTTCCAAAAGATTTGAATATTTATCAATTGATTGATGATTTTAGGGAAGTTAAGGATAATTCAAAAAAAATAGAGAATAGTAATGCTAAAGAATTGATTAGAGAACTTATTACTGATTCAAATTCTGTTAGTAAAAATGCAAAAAAGAAATCCAAAACAAAGAGAGAACTTATTGATGAAAAGAAGCAAATAATGATTGTTGAGATGAAGTTGAAAGGCATAGCAAAACAGGTGTAA